GACGAGTTCGCCGGCCGTATTGCCACCAAACTGATGCAGACGGCGCTGGCTGTGCGCGAATGCGTGATCAAGCTGATCGACGTACTCAACTACATCTGTGTCTATTTCATCGGCACGCTGATCCTGGTCGGCTTTGCCGACTGGCGCCTGACCCTGCCCATGCTCGGCTGGCTGGTCGGTTATATCCTGCTGATGCGCTATTTCATCCCGGTGCTGGGCCAGGTCGCCAAGGTGCAGGCTGATGCCCGCTCGGTGATGACCGGGCGCATCGTCGACAGCTACACCAACATCCAGACGGTCAAACTGTTCTCCCACGCCCGCCGCGAATCGGCCTATGCCCGCGAGGGCATGGACCAGTTCATGGTCACCGTGTACAAGCAGATGCGGCTGGTAACCACCCTGTACAGCCTGCTCTACGTACTCAACGCCCTGTTGCTGCTGGGCGTGGCCGGGCTGGCCCTGTGGCTCTGGGTGCAAGACTCCATCAGCGTCGGCGCAGTCGCGGTAGCGGTCGCGCTGGTGCTGCGTCTGTGGGGCATGTCCCAGTGGATCATGTGGGAGCTGTCTGCCCTGTTCGAGAACATCGGCACGGTGCAGGACGGCGTCAACTCCATCTCCCGCCCGCAACTGGTGCTTGATCGCCCGAACGCGCCGCCACTGGCCGTCAGTCAGGGCGACATTCGCTTCGAGGACGTCAGCTTTCACTATGGCAAGGGCAGTGGCGTGATGGAGCAGCTCAACCTGCACATTCGCCCAGGCGAAAAGATCGGTCTGGTGGGCCGCTCCGGCGCCGGCAAATCTACGCTGGTCAACCTGCTGCTGCGTTTCTATGACGTTGAGGGCGGCCGCGTGGTAATCGACGGCCAGAACATTGCCGATGTGCAGCAGGACAGCCTGCGTGAACACATCGGCATGGTGACCCAGGATACCTCGCTGCTGCACCGCTCGGTGCGCGACAACATCCTCTACGGACGCCCGGATGCCGACGAGCAGATGATGCACCAGGCCGCGCGCAACGCTGAGGCCGATCAGTTTATTGCCGAGCTGGAAGATGCCAAGGGGCGTCGGGGCTTTGATGCCCACGTGGGCGAGCGCGGCGTGAAGCTGTCCGGCGGCCAACGCCAGCGCATAGCCATTGCGCGGGTGATGCTCAAGGACGCGCCCATCCTGATCCTCGACGAAGCCACCTCCGCGCTGGATTCGGACGTGGAAGCGGCGATTCAGGAAAATCTAAACCGCCTGATGGACGGCAAAACGGTGATCGCCATCGCCCACCGCCTGTCCACCATCGCGCAGATGGACCGGCTGGTGGTATTGGAACACGGCAATATCATCGAGCAAGGCTCCCACGCCGAGCTGATCGAGCAAAACGGCGTCTACGCTCGCCTCTGGGCGAGGCAGTCTGGCGGGTTTATTGGGGAGGAGCTGGAGGAGGCTGGGCAGCCGGCGTGACGGTGGCGGGGGCATTTGTCGCAAGTTGATATTCTCGCCCCTCGTTTTCAGCTGTTTGTCGGTGGGGCTTCCCGATTCGCTTTTCTGTGAGGGAGTGAGATATTAAAACCACCATAAGCGCGATAAATGTGGGATATAGCGCGGGTGGCCTGGATTTAGTGGGATGGGAAATTGAAAAGGCGTTTCAATATTGGAGCGGCTATTTGGAAGCCTTAACCCAAGCCAGCAGCTCTTCCGCAGCCGCGAGCAACTCTTCTTTATTCTGGGGTTGGGCATAGCTTGCCGCGATGGTCAGGCACTGGAGGCGAATGCTCCATTGCTCTGGCAGTTCCCCGCAAGACTCAGCCTCGGAGTCGGGTTGGATATGGGCTGTAATGTAGCGATGGATCGCAGACCTTGAGACCTTGTAACCCTGCTCAGAAAACCAGTCCACATGATCGTTCAAGGTAAGCCCCGGCTGGTCAGCACACAGTGCCAAAAAGCTGTTTCGGATCTCGCTAGGAATCTTTTCAAGTGACAGTGATCTGCCCATAGGTAACGTCCCTCAACCAGTTGATCTGGAGTCTACTTTAATTCGACTGATCTGGGTCGAGGTCCAGGCGGCATTGGCGACGGTCGATCTCTCTTTTATGTACGCGGTCCAGTAGCTTGTAGATTCCGCGAACGCTCATCTTGTGAAGGCGTGCCAGTTCTGAATGGTTGTTGCCGTTGAACTGGTGGTAGATCTTCATATCGCGAGCAGCCAACTTGAAGAAGTAGTCCTTCGGGATGGTGACCATCTGGCCGCCCCAGTGGGTGGCCAGCCAGTCGGCCAGGGCGGTGCCGGCTTGCTCGGCAACGTCCTGCTCGATGCCGTGATCCTTGAGCACCACCTCGGTGTGTTTTGCGATGTCGGACAGCAGCTCGTGGCGCTGCTGCTCCATGTGCGGGCTTCTGCTCATTGCAACTCACTCCTCATTTTCTCGGCCTGCTCTGGGGTGATCAGCTTCAATGCCTCGTCACCATTGATCCGGGCCAGCTTCTCGAAGTAGTCCGCCGGGCGTCCTGGGCCGTTGCTGCTCCGCCGTGAGCGGTCGGCCTCGGCCGCTGCTGCTGTTGCCTGGGCATCACCCGCGAGGCCGTACACAACTGCGCGCAAGTAATGGTGGTTATCCAGCGGTAGGGTCAGTTTCTCGCGGGCGCTGAGCATCTGCTCGATGCCCATGGCCCACAGGGTTGGTGTGGCGCGACGTGTATCAGTGGTGCGGGCATCGCGGGTGACGGTGCCGGGCGTTACCAGGGCCAACAGATCCTCGACCAGGCGAATGGCCTTGCTGGTGCGCAGCGATCGCTTGGCCGGGCTGAAGAGCCGCAGGTATTGGAGTACTGCTTTGCCGAGCTTTGGCTCCATACCTGCGAACAGGGCCGCCAGGCGCTTTCCCTCGTCGTCGGCCATGCCAGCCTCAAGCGGGAACTGCTCACCGCAGCATGGGCAGGTCAGTTGCATGAGGATCGCCCCCATATCCCCGCGTCCCGCAAACCATCCAGTACGCCGAGCACAATGGCGCTTCCGACGCCGGTGATACCAACCCACTTAAGGAAGTACAGCGTAGCGATGAGCGTCATCAAAGATCTCCCACATCTTTATCGATGTCGGCCCAGGACTCCTTCTCGCGCCGTTCCTTACGTAAAGCAGTGATCACTGCTTCCAGCATTGGAACCTTGCGCTCCCAGCCGTGCGGCATGTCTTCCAATACCGCTGCTCGCTCTGCGCCCTGGTAGCCCAGCTCGTCCAGCAGGCCATCCAACTCGGCCTTGAGGTGCTGCTTTTGCTGCTCGACGTGCAGGGCCGCGATCAGCGCCTTGTAGTGCTGGGGCTTCTTAAGCCAGGCACAGCGCTCGATGCCGAACATGCGCTTGGCGATCGCATCAGCGTATGACCAGGGCAGCTTCATATCGGCCAGCAGCGCCTCGATCTTGGTGATCTCGGCGTCCAGTTTCTTGAAGTTGTGCGGCTTGCCCTTGGCCTTGTTGCTGGGCTTGGGCTTGAAGCCGAGGCGCTCGAACTCGCGCAGTACAGCGCCCACTTGCCGCGGCCCCAGCTCCGTTGACGATCTGACGCCAGCGACGCGGGCAAGCAGTGCGCGGTATGCGCTGTCGTCCATATTCAGTTGCTGACGGGCGATGTGGATCTTGGCAGTGTTGGCGCGGCTGATCATGCGCTGGCTCTCCCGATCGCGAGCGGCTTGGCCGAAGCGCCAATAGCTGTATGCAGCTGCGCCTTCCGGCCTGCTGCGAATCCGGCGTCTGATGCGCACTCGTCGCTTGATTTGAGTTTGCGGCGCTTCATCTTTGCCGTTTTGAGGTTGGGGTAATGCTTCTCCATGTACGCCCTGATGGCCTCCTCGATGTTCTCGTCTACCCCCGCGAACTCGTCGACTTTCATATATACGGCGTCGATCCAAGCATGGGCGAAGGCGTCGCCGCGCGTGACTTTGGTGGACCGCTTGCAGCGCTTCAGCGTGCTCACGTAAGCCTTGCGGGCTTTTTGGCACTGGCGCTCCAGAACCTGAAAGGCATACCCCGTCAGCTCTGGCGCAGCGCCACATCCGACGAAGGTGAACTTCGCGCCCTCAAACCAGCCGGTTTTAATGATCATGTTGGAGCCGAAAGCATGGGCGCAGACCTGAGCCAGGCGAACTCGCCATGCCGGCGGCTCACCATCTGAGCCCGCCAAAACGGTTGATTCGCTGGCCATGCTCGCCAGCACATCGCCCATCTCGACGTTGTAGGCTTCCATCATCTTGTGAGCCTGACGCAGGGCAATCTCGGCTTCGTTGGCATTGGCGTTCTTGCCCTTCGCCATTTCCAGGCACTTCTTGATCTTCTCCAGTGCGCGGTCATGGTCCATATCAAGCCCCCGCCAAGTTCAGGTTGATCTGCTCATAGCGGTCGTCGCCGATGCGTCGGTAAACGCGGATATAGACCGCCTTGCCGTTCACCTGGATGGAATCCCGCAGGGCTTCCATCGCGGTCTTCCAGTCTTCGTCGTCGATTTCCAGGCGCATCAGGTCGAGTACGTCGTTGGTGCGGATCTCGCCGTTACGGCCGGTGAATGCGCGGTCGACCAGGGCCATCAGGTGGCGATCAGCACCAGCGCTCCATTTGCGGATGCAGGCGTAGATCAGTTCCTTGGCTGCGAGGATCTCTTCGGTGAAGCTGAGGCGGTTGGCCAGCGCTCGCTCGATCTTGAACTCACCGTCGTAAGTGGTGATCGACACGTTGCCTTTCTTGCCGCCGAGCTTCACCCCATAGCGCTCCAGCGAAATGCTGATCAAGTCTTCGATATCGGCGAGCGCCTTGGCCTTGAACGCGGTCATCGAATCGCTGATGGCCACCGCCTGGGCGGCCAGATCGCGGGCCACGTTGTCGCGCAGCTTGTCCTGTTCGCGCACCTGGTGCTCGGGTACCAGGTGGCCTGCGGCGTTTTTGACGAAGCCGTCAGGGATTTGCTGTATTGGCGCGTTCATCAATGCACTCCTCGGGTCTCTTTGGCCCGCTTTACGTTGTGGTGGTAGTTGGCCGCCAGCTCATCGAGTACGGCTTTCACTTGCTCGGGCTGGTTCGCTATGTGGGCCTGAACTGCCTTGTGCAGCATCGGGATGAGATAGGTCCGGTAGCCCTCAAGCTGGCACCAAAGGTCAGTTGCTTGCTGGTTGGCGCGTTCCAGGGCGAGCCGCAGCTCGCCCTCGGAAAGCAGCTCAGGGTTGGCGAACGTGATTGGCGCTGAGACGTACATTTCGCTGCTCATCAATGCACCCTCCCAATCAGCCCAGCCACGCGAGGCTTGCCGACTACCCACTCGATCTCGCAGCCCAGCAGGTACGAGCGGCAGCGGACGAAGTGGCCGGGGGTGCGTTCCAGCGTCATGCCGCTGCGGCCCACGCGGACCATGTGCAGCGGCTGCTCGCACTCGACGACCAGGAACGGCCGCTCGCCCTCGACGGCTGTGAACTTGACGGAGCAACCATGCGCACGAAGCTCGCGGCCCACCTGATTGGCCAACGCGAGGCACGCCTTGACCTGGTCGGTGAACACCTTGCTCTGATGCTTCTCTTCAAACGGAATCAATGCACCCATCTCACACCTCCATCACGATCTGGCCAGTGACAACCGGCTCGCCGAGATCCGCAGCAAGGTTCATCGCAGCAGTCATCAGGTTGCCGATGGCCAGCGGGTAAAGCAGGCTCAGGGTTTTGTTGCCGACGTTGTGCTGCAGGCGCTCGCAGATCGCGCTGATACCCTCCGCGTTGATCACCTTGTCCAGGTCAACACCCACCCGACCGAACCGGAAGCGCAGGAAAGTCTCCAGCTCGGCTGGCGGGATTGCCCCCAGTTCCACGACTTGCAGGCGCTGCACCACCTCTCGCAGCTCTGGATTGCGCTCGTTGAGCTTTCTGGTAAGCAGCTCGGGCTGGGCGATAAGCACAATGCTCACCAACTTGCTGAAACCTCGCTCCAGCTCCCGCAGGCGCTTCAAATGCTTCAGGGTTGTGATCGGTAGGCTGTGCGCCTCCTCCAGGATCAACAGGTGGCGCATGCCAGACTCGGCGCTACCCTTTAATGCAGCGACCATCTGGTCGAAGCGGGCCTGAGGAGAACTCTTTCCCGACTCCAGAGGTTGCACCACCGACGTAATCGCCTCGGCGATGTGGGTGCTCTTCAGGGTCTTACCCTTCGTATCGTTCTCCTCGCTGGCCAGTACATAGGGCTCGATCACCATCACGGGGGCGTCTTCGGCCTCCAGTCGTGCAACCAGCTCGCGGCGCAGCGTAGACTTGCCCGCGCCTGACTCGCCAACCACAGCCAGAAAACCATCATGCCGCGCTACCTGGTACATGCACTCACGGACGTAGCGAATGTCCTGGGACACGTACATATCATCAGCGCAGGTAAGGTCGTCGAATGGGTCGCGCGGCAGAGCAAAGGCGCGGCGAGTGGCTGGCATTAGGGTCTGTTTGCGTTTTAACATCGGTTCTGACTCCTGGTTGTTTTGGTCGAACGCTTCTGGGGGTTGCGGATCAGCCGTGTTAGCGCACGGCTGGTCCACCTGTACTTCTTCAAACACGTCGCCAATGGCGTCATTGGCGGCGCCGTTACTCAGCAGCCAGTCACGGATGCGCTGCTCCAGCTCAGTCCGGTCAAGGCTTTTCGGCCACAGGCCGTGGTTGATCAGCTGGGCGATGGTCGCCTTGCTCAGTTGCAGCGAGCGGGCCAGATCGGCCTGCTTTGGTTCGATCGCATCCAGCACCAATTTCAGTTTCAACATGCGTCACCTCCCACCAGCCGGAGACCCGGACGCTGTGGTTTGGGGTTGCGGATTAGCTCGGCGAAAGCCTCCAGCTCGGGCTCTGGAACGCCGTCCTTGTATGTTTCCTTCAGGGTTGCCATGGCCTCGGCGTTCCATTTTTCGCCCAGCATGGCTTTGAGCCGCTTGGCAGCGGCAACGTGGCTCAGCGGCGGTAGCTCCACCACAGGGCCAGTAAGCTTGTGTTCGGTACCGCGGCGCGGCAGGTGGGTCGGCAGGTTCGCGTCGGCCAGCGGCTTGTAGGGGTCCAGCTTGCCGGCCAGCGGCAGCGCCTTGGCTTTGCGCTCAGCCGCGGCTTCGTCTGCCGAGGTGGTGCCGGTCATCAGCTGCTCGATCGCCTTGTTGGCCTTCTGCGCTGAGGTGTCGGCATGGCTGGCAAACTCGCCAAACGTGACGCTGTGTTCGCCTTCTGAGAAGCCGTATTCGTCCTTCTCGATGCGAGGGATCACATAGATCACCTGGTGCCCTGCGGCGTTGGTGGCCACCACCTGGGCCGCGTCGCTGCGCCATGGGTTGCGGGTGACCAGCACCTTCTCGTGCACCATCACACCGGGCACATCCTTGACCGAGTACTCAGCGCCCTGGAACGAGATGCGCAGGCTCGGCTTGACCTTCCGCTCCACCGGCTCGGCAATGGCCAGTTCGCGGCAGACCTCAACCGGAGGGGCCTTAACCAGCTGCTGCTCGCTAATGCGCATCCAGGCTGAAGTGCGCGTCATGCCGTGCCGGCGATGCTTGCTTGTGGCGTTGAACACAGCCCGCCACTGCGCTGCCAGAGCGTTCAGCTCTGCCAGATCCGCGACCGGGCGATAGCGCAGGCCGGCTTCAAACTTCCGCTCGATGATGTTCCGCGCGTTCTCCACCTGGCCGGTGGCGCGGGCGCTGCCCGGTGCGTGGGCGATGGCTTCAATGCCCAGGCTCTTACACAGGTTCATGGTCATTGCGCTGGTGTTAGCGCTGCCGGGGTCCATGTACAGGATGCGCGGCACCCCGTGCAGCATGTCCGGCCCGCCGCGCTCCTGCAGGGCGTTGATAAGCACGCTGCAGAGGTTCTCGCCGCTCTCCGCACCCATCACGTATTCGACGTAGATCCAGCCGCTGGCGTGGTCGGTAATCTCGTAGGACCACACCCGATCAGCCATCACCCGCGCCAGATTCTTGGGCTTGTTCTTGTAAAACTCGCCCTGGTCCATGATGTGCAGGCCCTGCGACTTGGCCGATGGCTTGAGGTAGTAGAGAACACACAGCGACGCATCGATCTGCCAAACATGGTTCGGGTGTTCGCTGCGCATCTCCACATGGGGCGCGGGTGCAGTGAGCTGGTCGATATGCAGCCCATACGCCCGAATCGCCCGGCGAATGGCGCTCTCGCTCAGCGGTGTGATCTCGCCTGTGCGCGGGTCCACCCGCTCGGCGCGTACCAGGCCGTTGGCGCGCAGTGCGGTTACCGCATCCATCAGCGCCCAGATCACCTTGTCGTTGCCGCGGGTGGTCTCTTTGACGGCCCCGACGATCAGCAGCGCCTCGTCGTAGGTCAGATCCGATTTGCCCGCGTCGGCGCGCACCTTGCGTGGTTTTTTCACTGTCAGTTCCCGCAGCTTGCGGTGCAGCGTTGCCAGGGAGATACCCAGCTCGCTGCACGCCTGCTCATAGATGGCCTGTTTGCCGCCATGGCCAGCGGCGCGAATGGCTTGCGCCACAGCAACCAGGCGTTCGGTCATAACGGCGCTCATAGTCAGTTGCCCTCGATCGCCGCTTGCGCGCGCTCAAGCGCGTCCGGTGCCATCCAGTCGGTGGCATCCGGGTCGACGTTGTCGGGTAGGTCGTAATCCTCGCGGATGGCCAGAATGTTCAGTTCGATCTCGCGCAGCAGGCTGGCTAGGTAAGCGCGCTGGTCTTGGCCGTTCTGCGCGCCCTCGTTCACCAGGGTTTCAAAGGCGACGCGTAGTTTGTTGGTGAGCAGGCTCTCAGCCTCAGTGGCCATCCCGCTCACCTCCATGCGTAACTCCTTCAACTTGTGCGCGGGTGGCATGGTTTGGATGCGGCGCTTGATCTTCTCCAGCTCGAGCTTGGCCTCCTCGAGTGCGCGAGTCTGATCGGCCAACCGTGCCCCCTGTGCCTCATAGTCACTCTGCGTGTCTTCGAGCCGTTCTTGCAGCTTGGCGTGCTTGGCAATCAGCTCCTCGGCCAGAAACTCCACCGCTTCATGGTTACCGGTCTTGGCCGCCTCAATCAGAGCAGAGCGGGAGTCATCGGGCAGCTTGCGGAACTGGCGCAGCTCGCGATAACCAACCCCCAGCGCTGAAAGCTGGTTGAGCGCTTGCTCGCCAAATGCGTTGAGGTTTGCCAGATCTTCATCAACCTTCGAGCGAGACAGGCCGAGGGCCTGACAAAATCCGTCAAAAGTGCCGACGTCGGCAATTTCGTTGCCGTGAGGGTCCACCCCCTTTTTGCCCGCTAACGCCCGATACATCTTGCTTTCCTTGATGTGTTTGAGCTTGGTCAAACTGACGACGTCGGCAAAACGGGCAAATGAGTTGGCCATTTGCACTTGCCCCAGCAGCTGGTTGACCAGGTCGCGTTCTTCGCTGTGCTCGGCAATCAGGGCGCTGCCGGTGTTCTGCAACTGGTTCAGCGCTTGCTCATCCAGCGGTGCAACATCAACGGGCTCGGTGGTCGTGGTTTTTGTACGGGCCATGGTCGTTCCTTAGTAGAGGCTGCCAGCGGCAACGCGCTGGTTGAGTTCGTGGATGCGGTTGGTAGCGCGGGTCATTTCATCGGCGTGTGCCTGGGCGATCTGCAGCGTGGCCGTGCTCAGCGCAAAGCGACCGGTGTCCAGCTTGGTGGCAAAGCCCTCGGCGATCAGGGTGTTCATGCAGCGGGTGACCGCGCTCGGCGGGATACTCAGCGCCTTGGCAATGTCGCTGTTGCTCAGCCCGCTGAGGGAGTGGCCGCGCAGCACCTTCATCACGCGCAGGCAGCGGGCGCCGCTCTCGCTGGTGCGAACAAATTCCTTACTCATCGTCGTGCTCTCCGAGGTCTAGTTGCGGGGTTTTGTGTTGGGCCACGTTGCCGTGGTGCCAGCCCAGGCTCTCCATCGCGCACTGGATGGTGGCCAGGGTGTGGTCGGAATCCTGCTGGCCGGCATGAAAGGCCAGCAGCGCGCCGGTGGTGGCGTGCAGCAGCACCTGAAGCTCTTGAATGTCGGTGGCGTCGCAGGCTTTGCCCGTTGGCATGTCGATCGCCAGCTTGCCGGCGCTGGCCGCCAGCCACTGGGTCACGTAGTGGCAGCCGCAGGCCGCCTCATAGACGGGAATCATCACCGCCGGCATGCGCCCGTTGGCGAGCCACTTGTAGAGTGCCCAGTGGTTCGGCAACCCCATGCGCTCAGCAATGCGCTGTTCGCTCATGTTGTGCTTAACCATGGCGAACTGCTTGCACAGCTCCATCGCATGCAGCAGCGAGGTGGGCCGGGCGGTTTTCCAATTTCTGCGGATCATTGGAAACCCCCGAAGCGTCTGCTGCGCGGCTGCTCCAAACAAATACCGTTTTTGCCTATGGGCAAAAGCGTTTCAACGGGGATAGCCTTTTGATGTACATTCACTTGCATGAGGGCTTACCCGATGGCTGATCAACACGACCGCCTTCTGATGCTTGAAGGGCAGATGGCTGGTATGGCGAAGGCTTGGCTGTACCTGGCAGCGCAGATTGAGATCCAGCGGCAGCTTGAGCCTGAGAAGATGCAGTCTGCTCTTCTGAATGCTCGCTGGCCTGATCAACCCTTTGAGCCTCACGCTCAGCAGCTGATGAGTTATCTGGCTGGGCAGCTGGCCGAGGCGCGGGAGTCTCGGCGGGCGCAGGAGCTTTACCAAACGACTGGTCGCGATGAGTAAAGCCATACGCATTGCGGGCTTCATCGTCTTGGGCATCCGGCCCGGCGGTCAGCAGCTCGCCCACGGCTAGGATCTGCAGCTGGTTTACCAGTTGGCGCTCGCCGGTAGTAATGCGCTGAATGGCGCCGTTGTGCTGGTAGCGGGCAATGGCGTCATGCAGGGCGTTGAGAGTGTCGGCCTGCGAGACAGGTGAGCTGGCGATAACAACGTCCAGCAGGCGGCTGTAGGCGTCGATCGGTTCGGCCGGGCCAATTGCGGGTTGCAGCTTGAGGGTCATGGTGTTGGCCTCAGGCAGCGACAGATGTGTCGGAGGACTTGAGGCCCAAGGCGACGGCAATGTCGTGCGCTTGGCCGTAGTGAGCTTTATCAAAGCCGTTGAGCACACGGTAAACCGCATTGCGCTTGAAGCCGTGCTCTTCGGCCCATTTGGTGACAGTGATGCCGCGCTGCTTGAAGCGCTGTTTGACCTGTTCCGGGGTCAGTACCTTCTGGTTTGCCATGGCGGTGGCTCCGTTGGTTGCTGAATGATGTTTGGCGTTTGTTGTGGTTATGTTGGTAGATAATTATCTACCTGTCAAGCCGCTAAGGTTGATATTTATGGACATTGGCGAGCGACTTCGCTCTGAACGCGAGCGCCTGGGGTACAGCCAGACCAGCTTTGCCGAGCTGGCCAGCGCGTCTAAGCACGCCCAGATCAACTGGGAGAAAGGCGTGGCGGCGCCGAACGCGCTAGCGCTGAATGCGTGGGCAAAGGAAGGCGTGGATGTGTTGTTTGTCGTTACTGGTGAGCGCCGATCAGACTCGGCGGCCCAATCGCTAAGTGCTGAGGAACAGCTACTGCTCGATTCCTACCGAGGGATGCCAGTAACCAAGCGAAAGGCATTGCTCGCTGATCTGCTAACAGGTGGGAAAGTAAAGAAACCCGCAAGGGCTAGCGGCGGCGTGGTGGTTCAAGGCAACAACAACCGCACCGCGGGCAGGGATTTGCACGGTAAGGAGTAGTACGTGAGCAACGCAGTAGATGTGCAGGGGGAAAGAAACAGGGTTGCGGGGCGCGATTTGATTGAGGTGAACCTCGCGCCCGAGTCGAAAGATGACCTGCTGGTTAAAGCCCAGCGGGACGCCCTGCGCGGGCTGGTTTCATCGATCGCGGATGAGTGCAACCAATCGGCTCGGCACCTGTGGGTTACGGTGGTGCATGTGGCCGTGGGCGTTACGACCGTAGGGGAAATTCGCAGCAGCCAGTACCAGGACGCTGTTGATGCTCTGGAGCGGTTCCGGGAAAACTTCTATGAACAGCGTCGAAGAGAGCAACTCAGAGTGCGCCTAGAGCAGCTGGCTCAAGGCAAGAGGGCGTCAGAAGAGCTGAACCGTTTCTGCCTATCTGTTCTCGGTGATGCTCACCTCTACGACATGCCCAGCGAGAAGTTAAAAGATGCGGTCGCCCACATGGAGGTTTACCGGCAACAGCGACAAGAGCGACTGCAGGAGGCCAAGGCCACTGGCCTTCAGTCTGAAGGCATGCCAATCAACACCCTGATTCGTACCTACCCGATTCACTGCTTGATACTGGCCGGGGTTGGTTTTCTATTCGGGTTGATGTTCTAGGCTGGCCTTGGAGGCCCGCTGAATTAACGAGAGGGAATTTGTGATGCGCATTATCTTGATTCTTGTGGCGCTGATCGTGATTGGCGCGATCTTCGGTGGCAGCGGTGGCAGCGACCGATCAGAGTCACCAGTCACCCAGGGCGGCTATTTCAAAAGCCCGGTCAATGATCGGATTTTTACCTTCACCTACCAGTCGACGGCGACGCCATCGCAGCTACGCGCCAGAGCTGACTCAGCTGCCTATACCCAAGGTCAGATGACGGCGGTTTACTTCTACCCGCCGGGCGCCACTATGCCGCGAGATGGTGTGACCACTGCAAAGAACCTGTTTGACGCAAACCGGGTGCTTTATGAGCTGGCGGGTATGTCCAAGTGGGATTACGCCTACATGCGGGACCGCAAGGGTGATGTGCGGTTTATCGACTGCAAAGCAGCGCCGGGCAGTGACCTCTGCCGGCAGAATTAACCAGCGCCTAAGACATCAAGGTGCTGATCTAACGACGTGCAATTGGAGCGATTGGAGCTGTATGCGAAAAGGAAATATCAGTTCGGTGGTGGTTGGCTTGGCTCTCGCAGCAATGATAACGGGGTGCGCCCCACGGGTGGTTAACCTGTCCAGCTCGTTTGATGTCGGCCAAGCGGGCCGGATGACTCAGAAAGGGGTGAATATCATCACGGGCAGTGCCCTCATTCGCCAGCAAGGCGGCGGTGTCGTTACCTGTGCAGGGCTACCTGTGTCGCTGATCCCAAGTACAGCCTACGCGGATGAACGGATTCGCGTGCTCTACGGAAATAACCTGCGGGGCTACAGCTCGGTTAATCAAGCCGTTCGTTTTCAGCCTGACCCGTCGACGTTCTATCAGCTTACAAAGGACACAGTCTGCGATGCTCAAGGAAACTTCCAGTTCATGAATGTTGCTGACGGGACTTTCTACGTTGTCAGCCGGATTACCTGGATGGTCGGTTACTCGGCTCAGGGCGGCAGCATCATGCAGCAAGTCACCGTCCAGGGCGGCGATGCAAAGCAGGTAGTGCTGAGCCCTTAGGCTCTAGCTTGAGAAACTAAAAGAGTCCTAGCGCCAGTCCCGGATTACATAAGGAAGGAATCAGGAATGTTAGTGCAGAACAACCCCGTCAGCCGACTGGTTGCGGTTCTTGAAAAGGCTCGTCCAATTGCTGGCGCCACTAGTTTGAGGAATGTATGGGCGACGACTTTCGGATGCGAGCCTTCTGATACGGCTGAATTGCTCAGGTTAGTTGGCAGCTTGATAGCTCTCGCAGCTGAGGCTAAGGCTGCAGTTCAGGCGGTTGACAACATCGACGAACAGCTTTACCTCGCCCCGTTCAAGCCTGTCGAAAACGTCCTTTCCAACATGAACTTTGAAAGAAAATGGGCTGACGTGTCTCTTGAGTTGTCCCCTCAGACGATGGTTGGCCTGAAGTTCGCGGCAGACCTTCTTAAACGGGAAGGAATCAGCGCTGTCGAAATTTCAGACGATCGAGTTAATGAATTGATTTCCACGCTCGCTGAGGTTCTTGAGCGAGCAATGGATTCTGAGCTGCCGGACAACCTGAAGCGACTCTTTGTTCGGAACCTGGAAGAGCTTCGGCGGGCGCTGCTTTGCTTACAGATATCTGGCCCTGACGGAGTTGAGCAGGAGATCGACCGGGCCATGGGGTCAATCCTGCGCTACTCCCAACAGCTGAAAGATATTGCCAGCGAGAATGGCGAAAATGAGAGCATCATCAGAGACTACTTCGCCCTGATGGGCAACATTAACGAGATGGTGTCCTTTGCACAAAACGCTCCGTGGCTCGCTGCCGCAGTGACGCCTTATCTCAGTAGATTTTTGTCGTAATGACTGCAGATGAGTGCCGTTTGTTTTGCCCCTGTTCAAAAGACTCTAACTGCTCGACCTGACACCCTCGACCTGTCCCTGGCAATAACGCCACTGTGCAGGTTGAGGAGTGTTACCCATGTATGGTTCCCCCGCGTGTAACGCCGGATCGCGCTTTCCCCGGCTGACTCTCTGGATTCTGGTTTCTGTGTTCCTCTTAGTTGCTCTGGCGCTGGTCGCGCCCGAGCAGATGCCCGTGATCGCGTACAAGGTGGCCTTGGTCACGTTGGGTGCGGTGCTGGCTTACTGGCTTGACCGCGGGCTGTTCCCCTATGCCCGCCCGCATGAGTACATGCCGAAACCAATGGGGCCTGGCGGTTGTAGCCCAGACCCTCAGGATGCTGACCGCGATACCGTTGCCTTTGCAGCCGCGTGCCTCCGACGGTCGTTGATCGTACTGGCCTGTGTGCTCGGCCTCACGCTGGGGCTGTGACCATGCAGGCCCGCGACCGCATCGACCGCCGAGGCAACTGCCGCCTGTTCAGCCTGCTCGTGCTGTTGGGCTGGGTGATCATCTTCGCCCTGGCTAACTGCCAACCCGCTGCCGCTCAGGAGGTGCCTCATGCGGCAGAGCAATACCGGCGTGACCTTTTGCGCGTGGCGCAGCATGGCTTTGGCCTCGGTGCGCCGGTGGCTACGCTGGCGGCGCAGATCCACCAGGAGAGCGGCTGGCGACCTCATGTGACAAGCCATGCCGGTGCCCAGGGGCTGGCGCAGTTCATGCCAGCGACCGCGACCTGGATGGCCGAGCTGTATCCGCGCCAGGTGGGGCCGGCCCAGCCGTTCAACCCCGGCTGGAGCCTCCGCGCCATGGTGGCTTACAACCAATGGCACCTCGAACGCATCCAGGCCGCGAGCCCCTGCGAGAAGTGGGCAATGGCGCTGGCCGCGTACAACGGTGGCCTCGGGTGGATCAACCGCGACCGCCGGTTGGCGTCGGCTTCCGGGGCCGACCCGCTGACCTGGTTCAATTCTGTCGAGCGTTTCAATAGCGGGCGCTCGGCTGCCAACTTCCGCGAGAACCGCAATTACCCCCGCAACATCCTCACCCGCTGGGAGCCGCTGTATGTGGCTGCCGGCTGGGGGCCGGGTGTGTGCGCTGAGAGGTATCGGCTGTGAGCCGGGCTGTGTTGATCGGCGCAGTTGCCGGCGGGCTGGCCATCGCGGGCTTGCTTCACCTGGTTGAGGAGCGCGGCTATGACCGAGGCGTCAGAGAGGCGACAGCCAACGCCGAGGCACAGCAGCAATCCACTGAGCGCGCATACGCCGATCAGCGCGCGCAGGCAGCGAAAGAGCACCTGCAGGCGTACCAACAGCAGGTCGCCCGCACAACCGCTGCAGAAGAAGATCTAGCAGCCGCAAACAAGCGGATTGAGGCACTCAATGAGCAAATTTCCAATCGCATTCCACAAGTCACAACCGTGTACCGGCCCGCGCCTGAAGCTGAGCCGGTTGCTATTCCTCATTGCGTGTTCACTCGCGGCTGGCTGCGCGACTACAACGCCGCCCTCGGAGCCACAGCCAGTTTGCCCGCCACAGGAGCGAGCCCCTCTAACCCCGCAGCTCAAGCAGCGCCCGAGCCTGCCCCCGGCGCTGACGCCGAATTACTGGAGAGCGGCGTTACGCCCGCCGACATCCTCGCCCATGCCCGTGATTATGGTGCTTGGGCTCAATCCAACCTTCGACAACTGAACGGTCTGCTGGACCTTTACGGAGAGCCCGATGGGAACTG